AGTTATAAATAAGTTCTTACAGGTTGCCCCAACTGGCCCCGCCGTGGTGAACCCGAAAGTAGGATCAATAATAATCGGGTAAACTGCATCATCAAGAAAGGCTTGAGGAATAGTTAGAGTTAAAGTACCAGAGATAGTATTGATGCCAATATCTGCCCAAACTTCTTTTCCGAGGGCATCTATTACCTTGGGTCTGTAAATATGGAAAGCCTTACCAGTTGCGTAGTTTTTCTGTCCCTCAACATGATCTTTCTTGCTTTCGTGGTAAACGGAATAGGAATTGACAGTATTCTCGGCCATTGTCCAACCCCTATCTATCATTTCTTTAGTTAGGGGTGGTTGTTTATAGAATTTAAGCCCTTTTGAGCTGATGGAAAGGCTTAGGGTATTAGTTGCGGGTTTAGAAGGTATCTCAATCTCAAACTCGTATCCACCAGCACTCGAAGCATCGGGTTTATCATAGAAAATAGCTCGGTAGCCATTCTTAGACCAAATGATCTTTTCGCCTTCGTAAGAGATATTTTCAGTAAAAACTCCTGTAACGTTTAGTCTCAAAGAGAAATTGACTTCATCATCCCAACGCTTGATTTTGAATTGGGGAACAAAACTGTTAGTGGTTAATAAATCACCCACCTCAACTTCAACCCTATCTTCAATATCGCTTTTAGGAACATAAACTAGGGTATTATTAACAATGGTATATTTATTAGTTATAAATACTGGTGGTTGATTGGGTAATTTTGCCATTAGATTTTCTCTTTTTCTTTGAGTTCTAATAATGCCTTTTCATTCCAATCTTTAACAGGCCAAAATTTCTCTACTAACCAAGATATAGGATAGATTTGTTTCGACCATCTATTATTAAAAAAAGAATCCCAAACTTTCTTTTTAGTCTTTTGAACCTCACTTTCATTATTTCCCCAAGGAAAAGTAAATCCTGATTGAGTTCTAAATAAATGGGCATACCAAGTTTTATGATTACAAAGAACTTTGCCTCCAGATAACCAAGTTTTCAAAGCTACTTCAATACCTTGATTCCCCCAACTACCGAAACCTTCATCACAAAGATTAAGCTCCCAATATTTATCTCTAGTACACATAAAACAAGACCCCTGTAAACTCATGGTTTCAGTCAGACCCTTTTCTGCCTTATCTTTAATATATTTAGGTCTATGTTTCCAATCCTCAAAGTATTTGAAGTGGGGTTCAGAATCAAAACAATATGAGGAAGATTGAGGATTATGCTTACCAATCCACATCATTTTTCGGTGTAATCTATGACTTCTACCACATTGACCACATTTCTCTGGTTTTGGCCCCTGATATTTCTTCCAACCGCATTTGTAACACTTCCAATCAAAAACCCAAAGATTCCTCATTAAAGGAACCATCGTCACGTTATCTTCTACTTCCTGAAATGCCTCTAACATCTTACGGTCAAATCCCTGGTCAAAACTACAATGGGCATCTAATTTCATTACGTATTTAGCTTTACTAACTTTACAAGCCAGATTGGTAGCTGCCCGTTGACCCACACTTTCTGGAACATAAATGATATTGACTCTTTTATTTTCTTCAAGTGGTGGATCAGCCCAATTACCATCTAAAGTAACAATAATATCAGTATTAGCTTCACTGTTTTTTAAGATGTCATCAACGGTATCTTTAAGAAACATCTCTTTATTCGCTGGTATCAAGATTGATAAATCATTCATAAATGAAACATCTTCCGTAAATCCCATCCTGGTATTTCCTCTATCGGTATTTCTTTCCACCACTTAGGTTTGTGCTTAAAATCCTTCAAGTGTATCTTAGGACTAGAGAAAGTTCCTTTATGACGAATATCTATAACTGGATATTCGGACTTCCAAGTAGCAAAATCATCATCAGAAAAACCTCCCCGTTTCTTCTTCTTTGTCCCTGGCTCATAACCAATTAACCTAGCCCATCTGGGTTCTCGACTTCTTATTTCATCCCATCCTAATTCTTGAATCATTTGCTGCCTTCTCAAATAATGGTCTAGGACAAACTTACGATTGGCACACATGACAGATAAAGGCAACATCCTTTCATGCCTAATAGCTTTATCATTCCCAAACCACCACCGCCAAACATTCTCGTTATAGTAAAAAATGTCATCTCTTGGAGGAGCAAAGTCAAAATGTGATTCTGGATACAAAACATCATGTTCACAGAAAAATACATAGTCAGTTAAACTTATCTTCAAACCAGCTATTATCTGCTTAACCATTGTAGGATAACTTCGTTCTCCAATTACTACTATATTTTGTCCAAATTTAATTGGCTTTAACGAAACACTTACAATTGGCAACCAAACCATTGAAAGTTGATCTTGTACTTTTGAGTAAATCGGGTTTCCTAATCGGTTATCGGTATAGTACAAAATGCTTTTCATTTTCGTATCCACATCCAACTTAACGCATTATCATTTCCTCTTATTCCCCGACCAAAGATATACCAGTTTTTTATATTAAACGCCTTTACATAGGCATCAACTACAGCCCCAACGTGAGGAATCATTTTTTGGGCTATAGAATTATTACCAAGGTAATCATGCCCCGAAACCACACCACCCTTTCTTACCTTCCAAGTCCACTCATAAATATCCTCGGCTATATGTTTAAAACTATGGTCGCCGTCTATATACACAAAATCCAGACTTTCATCTTTAAAATAATGAACTGCATCCATTGAGGTCTTTCTAATAATCGTACAATCTAAATAAGGGGCTAATGTCCGTTGGGTATGACCATATAAAAAATCCTGCCTTTTTTGTTCTTTAGCTGCTCGACCAGCTCCACCATATGAATGCCAAGGGTCTATGGCATACATTTTCAATCCAGCTTTACAAAACTTCTCGGTAAACTCCCCTTTATAGACTCCAATCTCTGCTCCTACAGCATAACCCATTTTCTTAAAGAATTTCGGTAAGTTTTCTCTTGAACAATCTGGTATCTCAAAAGGATTACCACTATGTTTTATGCCTTCACTTAATTCCATATAAATACTTTCTCCTAAAATCAGGGCCGAAACCCCAATAAGGTAATTGATGAATAGGAAACCTATCTGAATGAGTATAATATCTCATCCCCCGATGGGTCTTAATCTGAACTACAGGATTTTCAGTTTGAAAATATTCAATAGTATCAAATATATCCAGCTTATGATGACGTTCTCTAGGAAAATTCTTTTCTTCTACATTCCAATCTGGAGCATCAACAAAAAGCTCATTTAATCTATTAAGATAAAATTCCCTACCGACTATTTGGGCATGAGTAGCCCCTTCCTTTTTATAGAAAAAGAAATTCCGTTGGTCAGGCATCACATACAAATTTGAAGTCCGATACGGTAAATCATCTCTAGCTGGAATAAACTGAAAATAATCAGGTGGATATAAACAATCTGCTTCTGCTGAAATAACAAACCTAGTCTTGACTTCCCGTAAAGCTATTTGGACTTGCCGGAACATATTAAATCCAGAAACACCTACATCACCTACACAAATGTTTTTACCTAAGTCAATTGGTTTCTGGGAAACACTAATAATCGGAAGATTACCACAAACTTTAAGCAAATTATCTTTAATCCGTTGCTCAAATTCCGGCTTTTCTCGATTACTGGTATAGTAAATTACCGTAGATTCCATTTAGGTTTAACCTCCTGTTCGTAATAATCTTTCCAGACTCTTAAAGCATACAAACCACTTTCTCCTCGTAAGGAAGGATTTTCAGGAGTTCCTTCATGGCGGTTACTAGCAAAACTCCGATGCCTATGAGCAAACCAAGTATGCTTATTAAGCATCATTTTCCCTCCGGCTTGCCAAGTCTTAAAAATCATCTCATGGGAATCCTGGTACATTTGTCCATAACCTTCAGTCTGCAATTCTTTTATCACTTCATCCCACCATTCTCTTGACATCACCCACATACTACCCTGCATAGCCATAGTCTCATCTATCTTAAATATCTTTCGCTTTTTATCTCGACTTCGCCAAGGCTGACCAGCAAACTTAACTCCTCCCTGGATTGTCAATTTCTCGTAATCAATAGGGGGAATATCCATAACTTGCCATTTAATCGGGTCAAGAAAAAATCTACGAGCCGTTACTATCCAATTAGGTTTACAAGTTGATGTAAGTATTCGGTCATATCCCTTATCAAACATACAATGCTCATCTGTTCGCATCAAAAACTCTCCCCTAGCTATATCAATTCCAGCATTGATAGCTCCTCTCATTCCCCGATTTCTACCTAAATGCAAGTATCTAACCCTAGAGTCATCAACAATAATTTCCGGTTCAGGCCAATAACCATCAAGAACTACAATTATCTCAATCTCACGCTCTGCATTATCCAAAAGGGAATTAACTGTCTTTTGAAAAACTGGGTCTTTGTAAGAAGGAATAATAATGGATAGCATACATAGGTTAAATGATTTTATAGACTACTACTATATCAAGTGAACCGCCTGTAGCAATTTCACTGGTAATCAGTAAATCATCTCCTAATGTTTGAGAAGCAATACCTGTATCACCAAAAAACTCAATTATTCCTGAACCTGCTGCTAAACCAGGATGGGATAAAACTACTCCTGTAGTCGTTGGTGTAGTTGAAGCATGGAAACCAATCAAGACCGATACATCTACCGAACAGGCATGGTCTAATAACGCCGCACATTTCTTAACCACAATCGTTTCTGCTGCTCCTGCCGTTACAATCGCCGTATTAGTCTGAGTTGCCGTATAGTTAGCCCGTAATGTCAACCAATCGCTGTCATAAGAAATAGCCGCAGTTGCATCTACCAAAAGACGGTGAGTAGTCGGGTCAGCCCACAAATTGATAGGCGTAGTATTATCCGCATTAGAAAAGACAATTAAAGTCGTGACTCTATTACCATCTCTACCAGCATTAGCCATAAATTTATCTTAGCCCTTTCTTTTTAGCCTTGCAATCTCTTGGGCTGTTCTTTGTAACGTAGCCGACCAATCCTTTAATCTCCTAGCCTCTTGTTTTTGCTGTTCGGTAGTAATTTCCAATTCCATCTTCAGAGCCACTAACTCTTTCTCTTTTCTTTTGACTTCATGTTCTTTTGCCAAAATCTCTTTTGATGTCTTTTCCAACAATTCCTTTGTCAGATTCCGGTCTTTCATTATTTCATTCTTTAATCCTTCTACTTCAACCTTATCATTTTCGACCTTTTGGAGAATATCACTCAATTTCTGTGATCTATTTACCAATTCTTTCTCAAGTTGAGCAGTCTCTTGTGCCAATTCTTTAATTTGGAGCCGTTCTAGCTCATCCTGAGAGCTTCTACTCAAGAGATTTTCATGGATTTTGGCTATCAACACATAAGTTTCCGCCAAGACTTTCTCTTTAGACTTCAAAAAGTCTATTTGCTTTTGTAAAACCCTCTCTTTTAACTTAAAATCAGTTAATAACTTTGACCTTTTTTTACGAATATCCCTATCTATAAATTCCACATAATCATTTTGGATGCTGATAATGCCGTTTTCCCGTTCCTTGAGCTTTGTCAGCATTTGCGTATGGAAACCAACCTCAGAAATGGTTTTTTTCTTGACTGAAGTAAGAGCCTGTAACGACTCCTCTATTTCCCGCTTAGATTGGTTACGGGTTTCTACCAACTGTTCCAGTTCTTTTGTCAATTCATCCCGCACCAATAATACCTGGTCAATCTGGCGTTTGACTTTATTGAAAGAAGAAACTACTTTAAGGGGAACTTGGGTGACATCAATCTTATTATCGGGAAATTCTGCTACCGATTTCTTAGATAGGTTGGTAAGAGATGATAGACCTGGCACATTAGGCTGGTGTAATAACTGTTATATTTCCTGTAGAACTTAAAGGTCGCCATAAACAATACCAGTCAACTACTCCGGCTGTCAGGGTCGCTCCCGTAATCTTCAAGAGGACATCCAAACCATCATTGATTATCTGCATAGCCGGAACTGCTCCAGCCCCAACCCTAGTATCAGTCGCATCTACATAGATATCACCATCAGCATAGTTCTTGGCTGTCCCCTGGGCAATCAAGACCGCCGTATTCCCTGTTACTCCCACCTCAATAGTCGGTGCTCCAGCAGAATCCAGAGTAGTATCAACTACGCCAAAAACAGAAAGTAAGACATTACCAGTTACAGTGAAAAGAGTATGGGAACCAATAGCTCCAGTAGTGGCTGCTGCAAAAGTCCAGGTGGATTCGAGCTTGAAGGCTTCGTTAGAAAGAATAGATACTCTGTTAGCATCCCTATCAATAGCAGAAGAAAACTTCATATAAATCCTTTAAGGCCCTGGAACTAATAAATATCCCCATTCAATTTGGCCTTCACCATCACATTGATTACAGGTAATCGTAGTGATTATAGGAGGCTCATTAGAACCCTCTGAAACTTCCTCACTTATAGGTATAACTTTAGTACCATGACACTGAGGACAAATCTGAAATATCTTCTGCTTGGTAGCAGCCATATTTAGGTTCTAATAATTTCTCCAGCCTTGTCAGCAGTAGTCGTTTCTCCATGACAGTCAACAATAAACACGGTAGCTGGTACATAAGCGTATGTCCCTGATGCTGCAAAAGTTCCTTGAGTGCCAGTTGTATCGCAGATGTGGGCAAAATAACAATGAGCCAAGATACCCACACTACCTGTCAACTGCAGATAAAGAGCAGTTTCTCCAGAAGTAATCGCTGGCTTGGCACTAAAGGTACTATCACGGATTACAAGACCGTCTATCCCACCTGTACCAGTATAGATATTACAGTCAACACTACCTGCTGGCCCTGAAAACTCACAATTCTCAATGACTATATCTTGAGGAATTGTTGATGCTCCATCAGGAAGGCTTATGTCCCCGACATTCTTGTAAAATCTACAGCCACTTACTAATCCCTGCCACGCACCACCATTTGTTGACCATTGAATTGCTGCTCCAGTCTCGGCATCTGTAGCATCCGTTCCCTTACAGTTCTTAAAGTGGCAATTTGCGACTGTCCAACCAAAAGCAGCAGCCGTTGAACCCCCATCATCATAAAGTTCAATTCCACCACCAGTTGCACCAGCTCCATTTATACCAATATTGGCGATTAAAACGCCAGGTGCTTTGATTTGAATAATCGGACTGGTTGTAGTTGAACCGACTTTAAGTTGTGGAAGCCCACCTTGAGTCCTACCCCTAGAAACACCAATAATAGAAAGTTGAGGGGTATTGATAACCAAATTTTCCGTGTAAGAAATAGGGTCAGTATCAGTAGCAGCCATTGTTCTTCCTGCCACATAAACTACATCTCCCGCTGAAGCAGCCGCTTCTGCTTCTACTACTGTCTTAAAAGCATCTTCCCAACTTCTACCTGCTCCGCTAGCACTCTTATCACCATCAACATACCAAATCCTACCCGTTTCCAATGGTGTAGCCGCAGAAACATAATCTTCTGGATACCATTTACCATGTGCTCCATGAAAACCAGGATAATAACGATTAGCTCTCATTTTTGTTCTCCTTTTTAGCTTCAGCCGCTTTCTTAGCAGCCAAAAATTCTCCGTAATCTGAATAATCGTCTTGATTAACTATAGGCTTTTTAACTTTCTTTACTTTAGGCATATTTTCCTTTCTTACAAGAAAACCTCCGTAAAGGAGGTTTCCTCTACGCTTCTATCCTTACGGACAATGTACTCCCTGATAGGACTACAAAGCGTTTTAAATTGTTAATAACAAAGCTAGTCTATAAATAAATATACAGGATTGAACTCTGTTGCAGTTCCAGTAGCCATCCCCTGACCAATCCTCATTTCCTGGTCAATGTCACTGATGACTCCGGCTGCTCCAGACGTTTCATTTGAAACAGTCACAAAGTAACCATCAGTCCAACCAGTTGCATCTGCTAAAAGAGCAGTCATCCCTCTAGTCTTGAGCCAACCAAAATTAGCTACCGACACATCCCAATCTTGTAAAGGCACTCCTGCTACTGGCACTACCAATAAAGAGGTAGTAGAAAGCAGAGGGTTATTCCAGGGATTACGGACTAATGATACTTCAGATGAAGTAGTCGTCACCGTCTTTAAAGCCGGACTTATACGCACATCAGTTGCTAAAGAACCAGCATTGGCTTCGTGATGAGTAACAAAGTAGGTTTCCCCTTCAGGAGAAACGTCATTAAAAACCAAGCTACCCTGGTCATACTCGTTAGCCGTAACTGCCGTAGCTCCAACAGTCGGAATAACTAAAGTCGCTCCAACTGCTGCTGCTGCTGACAAAGCTACGTTTTGGTGATTAGCGATATTGTCTTGAGCCACATAGAGTTCCCCTGCCACAAAGTCTGTCGCAGTTGCCAAAACTCTCGTATACCTATAAATATCACCATTCGCAGCCACTAGCTTTGCCCCGTATTGGTGCATCGCTACCGAGTGCTCCTCATAAGGATTGCCTTCAAAGATAACGGCATCGCCTCCAAATTTCATAATTCTCCTTTATTTGCCCCAACATACTTTGGAAGGGGCTTTCTATTTATTAAACACCTGTAATTCCAGTTAATCTGCCACAATCTCTTGGATTCCAGTTGACCAAATTACCGAGTAGGTAAATATGTCCCACTTGACCGTATTGGTTAATGGGGTCACGGAATCCAGTCCATTGTAACCCGACATTCTTGGAAGGCACTTCTTGATATGGCCCTTCAATATCTGCCGCACCCAAGCTAATTGCTTGTAAGTCTGGGTCTCTTAGTCCATACCATTCCAAGAAATTCTCATTGGTCATCCAGAGTGTCTGGGAAGTTGACTTCTCGTCAGCAATCCAGGGAATCCCTCGGAAAGTAAAGGCTTCAAACCCTGCCGCAGCTCTCATCTCCGCTTGAGGAATTGGGGCTTTAGACTTCATGGTAACAACAGGCAAACCGAATGAATTGATGTTGTTCCGCACATACGGAGTCAACAGCGATTCATATAAATCCCTGACGGTTTCATCAGATGAGAAAAAGCTCGGTCTGTGTAGATTACCAGAACCTCGATGGACAGCAGTAAGCAAAGTAGCCATCTTATCAAGGTCAAGCACTCCACCTGATGCGGTTCGAGTTCCTGCCAGAGTCGTATAAGTCGTTCTGGACAATCCTCCAACAGTGCTAGCCGTAGTTCCATCATCATTTAGATTATCATAACCATTAAAGTCCTTGGAACTATTACCTGTACCATCTCCATAAAGAATGGTTCCCAGGTCATCTAAAGCATCTTCTTGACGGGATTCCATTTCAACCCTGACTAATTGTAATACTTGAGCATCAGTCCGGTTGACGGCCTTATCCATACCAGCAATTGCTACCGGCATTTCATAACCTCTCAAGTCATAGGACATCAAAACTCTATCTTCAACAGTTGAAGTCGAGTGAGTATCCAGACCAGAGAAAGAACCACCGAGAGTAGATTTTTGGTATTTGATAGGTCGCTTTAGGGTTTCCCCTGACCATTTCATCGCATTACCAAGATGGCGAAAAGTTATAAAATTACCTCCTAAAACAGTATCAGCCACTTTAGGAAGGATTTTGTCTTGAGTAATTGTCGTTACTCGTGCAGAAAATGTCATATACCTCCATTATTGGTTTTTATAGCATTAAAAAACCCACCAAATAATAAGTGGGTCGCTGTACCTCTTTCTTTATGTTAGAACACTTATCTAGCACTTGTCAAGTCTTTGCTCTATGTTCCATTACTTTCTTTTTCATCTCCGCATCAGACATCATGTGTTTACCTGGCATCATATGTTGACTACCCTTATCAACACCTTTAATCGTACCTTTATTCTTACTAGCATAAAAAACCTGTTTGCCTTTTTTGGCTCCATACTGTTTCTTCATAGCAAACATTACCTTTTTGCCTTTCTCTGTCATCGGCATATCTATCGCCTCCCCCCAAACGCTTGTAATGCTCTCTGAATTATATTCGGTTGTGGCTGTCCTGACTGTCCCTGTTGTCCTAGTTGTCCATCACCTTGCTTAATCATTTGTACTGTACCTTGAGCATGAGCCATATGTAATTGCTGAACTTCTGGGTCAAGTTGCTGGAAAGCAGGAGAACGGATAAATTGGTTGTAAGCCGCCACATAATTCTTACTGGCATTAGGCTTAGGCGGCACATTCTCTCCAGTATTGATTCTCATAATCACGCTCTTGGCTTCTTCTGTTTCTTCTTCACTCTGGCCTTCTTCCAAAACCTCACTCATATATCTATCAGGAGCAAATAAAGACAAGAACAATCGCTTTGCCCATTGTTTCGGATTAGATACATGAAGTTTCTCAAAGAGTGATAGGGGATCAATCCTGCCACCTAACTTTGCCAATTCCAGGGCTTGCAATCTATCAGTCGTCTTATCATCAGGCATCATTGAACCTGGCTGGATATTCAATTCCATACCATCTTCAATAATATCATTGGAGAAATTAACAAAAGTAGTCCGACTATTCTCTCCTGCATATTTGACAATATGTTCTTCTACTCCAAACACTTTATAAAGTTGGGTAACACCTTCATAAACCTGCAAGGCTGCCTTCTCCAGTGAGTCAACAAAGGAATTATCCCGACCTAAATCTGCCCGTTGAGAAATAACTTCCTGTCCCAGAGTCGGTGATTCTGTCTTTTCTCCCCGAATCGGGCCATGAGTCCCAAAGATATTATCTATCTCTTGTCGAGCATCCAATTTATCTTGATATACATAAGAAGGCAATAGAGGTGGCGGTACTCGATTTACTGCAGTCCGAACATCTCCTTTAACAGTAATAATCTGCCTGGGATTACCCACATACTTTTTAGCATCTTTAGCTGGAATTTGAGTTGAATTAAATACTAAAGTCGAATTAGCCTGATCTGCATTTTCTACAATCTGCCGACCCCGCTTTTCCAATACATCTTGAAGTGTAGCTGATTGTTCAGTCAAAGACGTATTATCAAATACATATTCACCTGTTCGATAATAATTAACTAGAACATAAGGTTTTCTGGGTTTGTCAAAGAAATTAGCTTTACCATCATAATTAAAATAAGGATTAAGTCCTGCTCCTAAAAGAATTGGACTCAACTTCCAGGCTACTCCTTCTTTCTTTTGATTCTTTTGGAAAAAGGTAAACCAAATCTCCCGATACTTTAACTTTTTACCCAATAACCTTTTATTCAATCCTGCTTCTGAAGTCAGACCAATATACTTTAATATTTCTGTCCGTTTCTCTGGAAAACGATGGATAAGTTCTTCAACTGTGGCTGACATAGTTTCAGCAATTAAAGGAATATTATCTGGGTCATCAGCCGCTTCTTCAAATATTATTCGATGGGGCCGGATGAATTTAACTATCGCATCACCTACATAGGTTCCATCTTCTTTCAACCTACCTGCATCAAAATCCCAATACCACTTTAAAATTCCAACCCGATATCCCATCAGGATATGCCGAGTTACCATCTGAAATTGCTGTTTCAAATACCAATCCCTTTGGGCTTTGGTTTTTAATACTTTACCGTAGTTTTGAGCCATCTCCCTTGACGCATCAGTATCTTGACCTTCAATCACTACTGGTTCTGGAAATTGCTTTACCAGATTAGCGACTTTGGTTTCAACTGATAAGAAAATACGATTGTCCCGATAAGGGACTTGATGTTTATATAAATGGTCTTTGGTAACTTCCAGGTTTTTGTTTTCCCACCGAAGTTGGTTAGTTTTCCTGATATTATCTATATCAAGCTCTTTATTCCAATAGGTTTCTGCATCACTGACTTTCTTACCAAGAATTTGCGTAACTTCATCGGCAGACAAACCTAAATCAATAGCAATTCCTTCTTCATCAAAACCTTCAGAGCGTTCAGCTAAATCAGCATTATAAGATGAATCTTCCATATATCCATTCTACTCCTTTTACCATAGCAAGCGATAGATGATGCCACACCTAACACATTCCAAATCCATCATCTTATTTGACCTTGGAGGAGCTACATTTACATTTAACATTAACACATCTTGGGCATGGGTAAAAAGAAACAAACCACAATGGGAACACCTAAAATTCATCGCATCCCCGTCAGTCCCAAGAAAAATAGGTACAATCTTATTCTTACCAAAAAACTCTCTCCTAATTGGCTTACTAGAAGCGGTTGACTCATTCGCCACCATTATCTTCATATTGATTTCCAACTAGGCTGTTCTGGCTGATTAGCCTTTTCAAGAACTTTCCTCAAATCCAAACCTTCTTCTGTTTCATCGGGATTAACAATAATACCCTTCTTACCTGTTGAAACCATATCTGAACCAAATATACCACCTTCACCCATAGTTTGCTCAATAGCCACCCGCCAATAAATTAAAGCATGCAAAAAATGGTCTGGCCTACCTTCAATCGTTTTCCAGACAGGTCGCCTAATTCCCTTCTTACTCATTTCAATCTGCCGATATACTTGTTCACAATGATAAATAAACTCCTCTAATTGAGTCGAGGTCAGATTAAATAAAATGTCTTTAGCATTAAGTTCTGCTACTACCGCATCAATTACTTTAGTCCTATCTGATTTAACTAAACCTTCATCGTGATCCCACCGCACTACTCCCATACCTGTCGTATCCTTCTGGTAATAATGAATATAGACTTTACCAGGATATTGATTGACTAATCGCATGGGAATAGTCGGATAAGGATTAGCGTCAATTACCATATAGGCATTGTATTTATTCCGTAAGTTTTCAATATCCTTCCAGTCCTTTGTCTTGCCATATTCAAAAATGCCAGCCCTATTGCCAACTACATAATGCTTTTCTACACCGTTATCCACTCCGATTGCTACCTCATTTCTACGGTTATAACCAGGAGCCATACATCTAATAATAACTTCTCTGGTTACACCAGTTTCTTTACTAACGAAAGGCAATCCCAAAGTAAAGTTGTGGAATACTTCTTCATCACCTTCAGAATCCTTAATGATTTTTCCAGCAGTAATCCAGGGAACAAACATTTGGGAAATCCAATAACCAGATACATCTCGGTTAAAATACTTCTTTACCCATCTACCATTCTTTAATTCTTCTTTACCAATTTCCTTATGACACCTACTACATATTCTCAATTTACGGTTAAAATCAATATTCTCTGGAAATTTCAAATACCAATCATATCCACAATGACGACATTTTACGAACCAATGCTTCTGATCTGACTCTTGCCATAATTGGTCAACTCCATAACCAGGAACGGTTGGGTTAGAAAACCGCCACTCCCAACCTAATTGGGGATTTTCCCGTTTAGCATCATCTAACCTGGATTTATAAGTCCGAAGCACTTTAGGATTAGAACGGTCATACTCATCATTTATTAAAATACTGGCTGAAATAGAAATAGCTTCTGTCTGTTCCCAAGTTCCCCGATAATAAATAAACCTGTCTCCAATCTGTTTCAAATAACGGGAATCAAGACCGATCATGCTTTTAAGAATAGGATTCTTTTCAATTAAGGGATCAACTTTAGGTACAACAAAATCCCTGGTAATAGAACGGGAAGGAAAAGTATGAATGATATTAGCTCCGGCAAACCGAGCCAGATGAAAAGACCGAATAATGGAAAGAGTTGACCAACCAATCTGGGCACACTTCTTAATAGCCTGGATTTCAGTATTATCAAGATAGGGGTCTATTAAAAAAGAGTGGTCAACAAATTCTATCGGAGTACCATTTTCATTAACAATGTTGTTATTAAGTACAAAAGTAATAGCGTTAAAGCTCTCTGCTTCTCTAATATCAATCGCCATGCAATTATTTTACTCTACTTCCTTTTCTTTCTCAAAAAGTTTCTCAAGTCGCCATTGGACTTTAGGCAATAACTCTTTTTCCCAAAATAATTCAGTAAAATATCTACCAGGCTTAATACCAAAAAAACCCTTTACCAACATTTGCTCTTTAAAAGCAAACTTGAACTGCTCAATGATTTTATCTTTCATCAATCTTCTTTATAACTCTTTTTATCAAATTCCTAATATTATTAAGCACTATGTCTTTATCGTATGTATGAAAAGTCCCATCTATTTGAATCCAGGTTTCATCAAGAATGTTACTCCTGAAATCAACCAATTCGCTTTCGATAAAATCAGACAGGTCTTTTTTCATATTTCCTCTCTCGGTTGTCGTAGCCTCCCAAACAATATCCTCAAGGATAGTTGAGCCTATATGGTCAGTGTTTATTTCTGCGTTTTGTGTATTGTCTGTTTTCATATTCTTTTATTTATTTAGTATTTTTTTTAAAAGGAATAGTGGTAATAAAATTGCCAAAGCTATTAACAAATATTTCGGTACTGGTATTTCAATTATCAAGTTTGTCATATTCTTTTATTTATTGAGAGTTGTAAATTTTTCTTCGTTGCGTTTTACTCATACTCAAAAGTATTTTCCCTAACTTAACTCCATCAGCATCCCCTCTTTTGGTTATTGCCTATTTTCATTTCTTTTCCTTCACCCCTAAATGCTCTAAAAGTAATCTTAATAGCCTGTTATGCTCCTCCATGTTGGCGTTTAAGACTTCCAAGTGGTTAGTTACCTTCCCCCGCCATTCTTCCGGCATCATGTACTCCTCGTACCAGTCCTTTTGCTTGATATTCGTAGGAATAAAAGTCATTATTTTTCTTTCCGCTTAGCATAATTGACCCTGTTCCTTATAGTCCTGACTAACTCATGCTTCTCAATAATCGCTCCTAATTCTTTGTCAAAAGGAATCACCATCGCCCGTGGCTCACCCCATTCTCCTATAAGAAAAGGTAAATTCCGTAATTCCTTATTGATGGTCTTACGAATCTGGGTTAAACCGACAATCCTCATTTACTCCTTATCTTAATTTTCATCTCTTTTAATATCTGTTCTTTAGTCCTACCCTTATTCAGTTTCCATAACGGTACAAAAGGTTGAGGCGGCATTAAACCAAAAGTCTCTCGTTTACCTGTCTCCGGCATCCAGCTTTCATTTTTTAACATTGTCAACTGCCGGATATACTCATCCTCAAGATCAAAATAGGTTCTGGAAACAACTACCCTGGCCTTAACTCCACCCGCCAGCTTTGATTCCATATTAGCCTTACCCCCAAAGTAACCCCGTTTAAGATACGTTACCGTAGCCCGCTTCCGAGCTTCATCTTCAATAGTCCAACCATCATTCTTAGCGTTCTCTTTTATTGCTGGAACGCTAACTTTTGGAACGCTAACTTCCTTACTGTGGAACGCTAACTTTCTACATCTACTAGAACAGAATCTAGCAGACTTCCTTTTAGCCTGGAAATCTTTACCGCACCTCTGGCACTTCATTTACCCTCCTATTCAAATAAACCCTTAAAGCCCTTCTAACGATTTTACTCTGGCTTATCCTTCGCTTAAAGCTAAATTCACGTAAGCGTTCATATAAATCAGGAGTCAACTGGAAAGTAGTCCGTATCATATCTTTTAAGGCTAAGCCTCCTCAAGTAATTAACATAACCTCATCATTATAGCATATTACGTCCTAAAATACAATTCCTCTATTTATAGTCTCTAGGGGAGGTAATACTAATTAAAAAAATATCTCGTTTTTGTGTGTGGAAGGGGAGGTACAATTTAAAACTTAGATGGCACCATATCAGGGCATACCCCCCTTCTCTCTCTGGAATGTCGCACAATCTACATTCTACGACATTATACCAGGCTAAACTAGTTTTATACTTGACTAGCTTGCTTCTTAGCTTACTACTTACTGGCTTATCTGATGTACTTGAGTAATTCCTTCAATCTACCTCAATAACTCATCGCTAAAACCCTAACACGCTAAACTACAACTCTAATTCATTACTTACTATCTTATTTATTAAGATCATTAGCTTAAGGGACTTTTTAACAATGAAATATATTAGCTTAAGGGACTTTTGAGCCGGATAAGTACAAGCTGGGACTTGACTCTATTAGGAGAAGTGCTATAATACCATTATATATATCAAGTAAAGGAACCCATGAAGAACTATCAATCCCCTAATCTCATTATCAATTATGATTTCCTGGACTTAACGCCGGATGAGCTGGTGGCGTTCAACGATTGGGACTATCAACAAGAAACCAAAGAAATCGAGGCTATTATCAGTCAGTATCAAGTAAAGAAAGGTGAATAATATGAATAAACACATACTAAAAGCCGAAGGTTATCAATACATCAGGTACTTAGGTAACGGCGAACATCTTTTGCTCGATACTAACCAACCTTCTGATTATAAATACCGCTATGAGATATGGTTTGCTAATAAGAACCATGCTAGTTACGGTCTAATATACAAAAATACCCACCTAGAGTTCGCTCGGAACTATTTTAACAATTAAAGTTAAAAAGGGAGGTGAAAAAATATGAGATTATACTACCACAAAACGGATGGGGGAGCAGAATATCTATTCGATACTTATATCAAGTGTAAAGATGGCAGTAGGGAGGGAACACTTAATGATAAAACACAATACATAGTAAGAATTGATGGTGATATTACCAAAGATGCAGAACTAATTATAAAAAATGGGCAGTGACAGTGAATTATATCAATTGAAAAGAGGTGAATAAAAAATGAGAGAACTATCAGAAAAAAAACTAAAAGAAATATGTCTTAATTATATCAACGGAAATAGAACAATCGTACATGAGGCTATAAGAAAACTTAATAAACTACAAATAGCTAACTTCATAATGAGATGTAGCAATTATGGATTAAAGAGGCACAACGCATATACGCAAATACAATTTGCTCTTAAATAGCCTAGTGAGTAGCCTTCAACCTCTGGGCTTGAGGGCTACTCAGTACGCTATAAACGCACTTTAACAACCCGCACACGATAGCGTCATAAGATCCACGAAAGTGAGGTTATCTATGACATTTAATAAAACAGATTCCCTGGAAGCCAGGAGAGAACTCCAAGAATTATTTGACAAGTTCGGCACAACTACCGTGTTTGTAAACCAGAGGCACGTATCACGCTCAGGTATGACTCGTTACTTAGACTTATATCTATTACCGAGTTATGACAAAGCCTTTTTCTGGTCACAATCCCCTCTGTTGATACTGGCTGGTACGCAATCGCAAATTGAACCACGCCGTATCACCTTACTGATAGCCAAAGCCCTACAATGGCCGTATCATAAGGAAAGAGAGACATTGATAGTTTCAGGATGCGGAATGGATATGCACTTTCACACCGTTTATTCTCTATCTTGTCTATTATATTGCAATAAGCATTATGACCATGAGAAAGCCTATTATTTAAAACATCAAACGATCTAAGACGCTATAAACTAACAAACCCGTACAGTGTGCGGGTTTTTTGTTGGCTTATGAATAACAATCTATTTTTATTTTATGGACAAAATGACTTTAAAAATCTGTTCACCTTTTTTACCAACTAAACGGCTCTGGAAATCGGTTCACCTTTTTTACGATTCTCCGTATAGGGCAATCTCCGTATAACCGTTTTCTCCGTATATTCACCTTTTTTTAAATAGCCCTAGTGCTAGAAAGGAGGCCGTTACTTGGCTGTGAGTCGTACCTCGGCTTATATCCAATGGGAAAAGAACAATGAAGTTCAAACCACGCAGTCATATACCCTAACCTGCCCTGTCAGCTTTCCAGCACTAGAACTACTTACTTGCTTGTCTGCTTCGTAAGAATCTTTTAAGGTTCTTATTAAATTCACCTTGTTTGTCTTTATTTGTTGAAAAGAAATTGTATTGGTTCATTTGATGAGGCAATTCTTGTTGTTCTGTTTTCCAGCCAAAGAACTTAGAAAATTCATCAGCGAATTTCTTTCTAGTATTATGATCCGTAAGTCCTTCTTTGTCTTTAGCATCTAAGCCTTCGGTATAGACTTTCATTACCTTGTCGGGCAGAGTAATACCAGTGCCTTGTTTGTATTCTCGATTTATCTTTTCCAAATACCACTGAACGCCTTTACGTTCAAATAAATTAAGCCAAGGATTGATAGCTGAAGTTTTAGAATAGCCCGCATCCCGCATAGCTGCTGCTGTCGAATCAAACTTACCTGATAAGACATTATCAACTGCCTTTATCTGCAAATCAGTCGCTTGAATATCAGTAGTAACGGCATGGGCTTTGGGTTTCTTGATATAAACTCGGCGTTTCATTTTATTTGCTTAATTTTACCATCTTCAAATGTACCTCTATCAAGCTGTGGACTTGGTAGATTACGTTCTAATGGAGTAATTGGCTGTGGGGGTGGAACTGGTTTTCCTCGCTCAATTCCTTTCCAACCTCCTAATGACTTAATGATTGATGGCTGATTAACCCCAAAGGCTTTGGCTATCTGTCTGACTGTTGGTTTTCTGCCTGGGGCTGAGTCAAACCAACGTCTAATCTGTAGTATTTCTTCTTTATTTAATCGCCTTTTTCTCTTTTGAGCCATCGTCTAATCCTTTTAAGAAAGATAATAAAGCGTTCCCATCTGGTCGGAAATATCTTCTTGCCATCTTGAAAGGTAATCATGGGACTAACAGCTAATCTTTTGAATAAAAGAATATTTTTCTTTTTATCTACAGTTACTCTAAAGTCCTTATATCTTTTCCAGGTACTTATGTACTCCATATTCCTCCACTCTGTCTTTATTAGCTTTGAAAAACTCTGGATTAGGTTTGCCTGACAGGTATGGTTGTTCCATGTCTTTTAAGTGTTTGTCTCTTTGGGCTTGAATACGATGGTATTTATTTACCCCATGTTGCTCTGAACAACCCCTGATAGAATACTGTTCGTCTTTCTTCTGGCATGATTGGCAAGGGAGGACTCCATAAGTTCTATCTATAATAGCTGGTTCTTGATGACAACGAGGGCATTTCATTTCCTTTTTAACCTTTTATCTAAGCCTTCCTCAAATTCATGTTGGTCTAATCGTTCTACTTCTTCTGGACTAATAGGGTCAGTGATACCAACGTCCTCAAGTGTCCCAGGTTTACTTGGTGAAAGGTCTATACTATGAGACTCATCAGCTATAGCCATTGTTGCTTTAATAAACTTAATCTGTCCGTTTTGTTCGACTACTATTCCAAGTAAGTTTAAGTCCTTCATATATATATTGGTAATCTAATAAACTTATACTAACTATTTCGTTTTTCTTTTTAGCTAAATATCTATATCTATATGGATATCTTTCCTTAAACCATTCAGTAAATTCAAATGGTTCTTTATGTTGCCAGTAAAGATGATGTCTTACACATAAACATAAAGCGTTCTTTAAATCCCATCTTAACGATAAATGCCTCCGGCTTACTACATGAGCACACTGTAAATTATCTTTACTATTACACCTTTCACACTTACCTACTGATCTAACTATCTTAGAGAATAGAATGTCGCATTTCTTTTTATAATAGCTAATTGATCCCTTTTTGGCTTTCATCTGTTCCCGATGTCGCTCTACTTAATTGGACTTGCTGATGAGCAGACTTTTGAATTTTCTGTTGAAGATAAATATTATGTTGATTAGCTAGTTGATTGATAAGACCATAACATTTAGCATCCTCCCCCACAAAACCACTCATTTGCGATTGAGCATAAGGACTATCAATACCTACTACTAAATTACCAATCATGGCTTGTTCTACTCGATTAAGATTTTGATATTCTTCATTAAACTTACCGATATTAGCAATCACTCCAGAAATAAATTGAGCTAATTCATCTAGTTTCTTATAGTTAATCTTCTTATCGTTTATCATTCTTCTCCTTTTCTTCTTCAAATGAAATTAAAGTATTGGTAGTCAAGATTGAGGTCGCTACCGTTACACCATTTAAGAGTGTTAGTCGAATAACTTTAGTCGGGTCAATCACTCCAGTTTCTTTCATATTCTGTAGTTGTCCTGACTGGACTTCATAACCAATACCATTTCCTTTGCTTTCTATCTCAGTTATTAAGTCGTTTATATTACGGGTACTTTCTCCACAATTTTCCATAATCTTTCGGGTAGGAGCTGATAAGATTTCATACATCAAGCGTTCACCCTCATTCCTATTTCTATCTAAGACTTTTCTTAATTGCAAAAAGGTCACACCTCCACCAGGCACAATGCCTTCATCTCTAGCTGATGTAGCTGCTCCAATTGCATCCTTAACCCGTTCCACTTTCTCCCGCATATCAATCTCGGTCTTAGCTCCGACTTTAATAACTGCTACACCTGATGTAATCTTGGCTAACCGCTTCTCGGCTTTCTCTACCTGAAACTCATTCTTTTCTTCTTTAATACGGTTACGTAAATAATCAATTCTAGCTTCAATCTCTTTTTTATCGCCCTTACCATTGATAATGACAGTTGTTTCTCGATTAGCAATTACCTTATCAGCACTACCGATTACAGTCATATCAAAACCTGTACTTCGTTTTTCGCTAATGACTTTAGCTCCTGTCACTACTGCAATATCATCCATGTAATCTTCCCTATCTACTGGTGGAGCTTTAGCAACTACGATATTGATATTTCCCTTTTGCTTATTAACTGCAAGTGTAGCTAAAGCATCACCACTCATATCCTCACATAAAATTAGAAAGTCTTTCTTACCCGTTACTACTAATTGCTCAATGATTGGCACAATATCACTGATTACTGTCAACTTCCGCATAAATAAAAGAATGGTAGGATTATCTACTATTGCTTCCATCCGGTTAGGATTAGTCACAAAGTAAGGACTGATATAACCATTCATAATTTCCAAGCCGTCAGTATATTCAATCTCTGTTTCTAATTTACCTTCCTCAACTGTTACCATTCCATCTTTACCAATCTTAATAACTGCTTCAGCTACCATTTTTCCAATCTCTTTATCAGCAGAAGAAATAGTAGCTACTTCTACCAATTGCTCTTTATCTTTAGCTTCCTGGCTTATCTTCTCTAATTCTTTGGTCAATAAGGATAAAGTTTCTTCTATTTGTTCCCGCAGTACCATCGGATTAACACCTTCTTCAATGAGCTTAAAACCTCGCTTAACAATCTCGTATGCTAATAAGGTAGCAGTAGTCGTACCATCTCCGGCTTGGTCATTGGTTTTTTGGGCTGCTTGTTGAACAAGGTTAATACCAATAGCTACTAATGGGTCTTTGAATTGATGGTCGTGTTCTGACACTGAACGGGCTACTGTTACTCCGTCATGCACCACAATTGGTATCCCCCACTGACGCTGGATAGCCACATTTCGGCCTTTCGGACTCAGAGTGGAAACAACTGCTTTAGCTAATATCTCAACACCCTCTAAGAGCTTCTGTCGGGCTTGATTATCAAACGAAATTATCTTACTCATTGATATATCCTTCTAATTTGCTAAAACTTCTATCCAGTCACTTCCAACCAAATCACCATCACTTACAATTAGGTCATAATAATTACCATCAGCCTTATGAATCTGTAACCTACCGTTTCTCAACAACACGTGAATTTCCCTATTATTCCATTCTTTTCTAGTAAATCTTTTACCTTCCAATACTCTTGCTACTACTAATGGAAAACCAATTGTATCTGGTTCTTCTTTTTTAATGACTGGACTTGGACTCATTTTTTCTCCTTTGTTAATCTACAAATAATATCATCCATGCTAACGAATTTATGTTCTTTACCCTCAAGCATAATAGCCGTTTCTCCAAAATGACGGTAGGCAACAATTTCCCCCACCTTCAAATCGTCTACAGGTAAGCCCGTTTTACCTGCTCTGCCTACAGCCAAAACCTTGCCGACTTCTGGTTTTTCTTTTTGCACTAACTCTAAATTACCCATTAAACCAATATCTTTTAAGTCAATCGGCTCTAAGACTACGATTCTATATCCTGCTTCTATCTTCATTTAATTTTCTCCAATATGGTTTGGGGTATGCAATAGAGTAATACTTTCTTGTTTCTACCCGCTAAGTTTTGCGTATGATGCTTTTGAGCATAATTCTTGACGGTTACTGGACTAACTACATATTGTTCCTTAAACTTCCAGATGTTTAAGTAAATTTTCTCTCCTTTTTCAATCGCTTCCTCTACCTTATGTTTAGCAATACTCACTCCCCAAATACCATCTGCCCACCCCCAAAATTTCCAGGCTCCCCACCAAGGCTCTTGAATTTTTATTTCCATTTTAGTAATACTCCTACTACCATACCTATAATCAAAAAGGCCACAAGTAGATAAAGTAACGCAAAATGCGTGGCACTTAATATTCCATACATCAATCCTGCCCCAGCTCCCAAAATAGTAACATCTAGATTATGAAAACAAATATCGTTTCTCTATACTAATAGAGCCTCTTTCGTCAACAATAATCAGTAATGACTTCTCCTTCGTACTAAATAAGAACATGATGTCTTTTAGTTTAGAGACTATATCGTAATCAATCTCGTTTACTTTCATCAAACCAACCTGTTTCTTTTAAATGGATTACATAATAACGGACTGCTTGCCGGACAAATTCACTTCTAGTAGGGGTATTGGTTTTCTTTTGCCATTTATTAAGAAAATCCATAAACTCTCTAGGAAAACTCATGTGGACATCTTGCCAAGGTTTCATTCTTCTTCTACTCCTTCTTCTTCATCTGAACCAAAAACAAATTTATCAATTGCCTTACCAATAAAGGCAATCTGGTTTGGAGTCATCCCACAATGACATAGCCTATCCCAAGTAACACCTTTAATACCCTTACATTCATTACAAATATAGATTTTTGGTAAAGGTAAACTCTTAGGTTCTGTCTCCTGCCGTTGGTGTTCGGATAGTTGATGGAGTAAATCACCTAATGATTGGGATTTAGCTAATAACAGCAACTCACTCTTGTTGGTTTCATTCAGATAAGGGGTGATAGTCGTTAATTTACTGACCGGAATGTCTTTGACTTCCTCAAATTGGGGAAATACCTCAACCAGCCTGATAGCTCGGTACACCGAAGTCTTTTTAAGTCCCAATTCGGGACTTGCAAAATAGGAGTTAAAGGTTTCATAACCCAGAGACTTCCAGGCTTCTTCATCTCGAATCTTTTTCAAGATAGCTCCCATCTGGTAAGAATAAAACGCTGCCTGACGGACTAACCCCAATAACTGTTCATGTAATTGATGGGCCTGGGTAGCCAATCCTACTTCACTCTGACTCATCTTCCCCCTTTAACTTATCGGCAGTATTATCTGCTTGTTCGTCAAATCGCTTCGCCAATTGATAAAGTTCATCAAAAACTCCTTCATCTTTGACTATTTCTCCAATCCTACAAACGGGAATATACCAACTACCCTTTTCTCCCTCTAGCTTTTTTGTTTCCATCTTTATCTTGAAAGAAAACATGGGAGCATGATTGGTTTGAGAAGCAGTAAAGAGTGGTGAAAGAGTAAATATAGCTGATGACCGAAAAAGCATCGCAAACAGCGACAAATCATCAACCATCGCTCCCAAGGCTGAATATTGTTCTCGCTCCGGCTGTTCTTCTTTTCGCCTATCTACATAAGTAGATTTGGATGCAAAAAGCCAATAACACTCAAAAATGTCATAAATTTCCCGCTTGCCAGTATGAAAGAACTGGCCGACATTGGCTTGTTTACCTTGTTTATCCTGCAAGGTAGTCAAGTCAGACGACTTCTGGACTAAAATTATTTGCGGTGGTCGAATATCCCCTGGATCAACCCGACTCATACCTACTCCTTGAATACTTTTAAGAAAATCTTTACCAATAGTAAGTACAGAGCTTTCTTTAGGTGTTTCTTCTCCAAAAGTTTCTTCGGCTATTTTCTCCAAATCTTCATCACTTAACATTTTTCCTTTTAACTGGTGGGCTTTTTTCTTTAAGTCAGCAGTATCCATATTATCCTTCCGTTGGTATTCCTTTCTTTTGCTTAAATGTTAATCTAAAATGATTACGAAACTCATCTATTTTTAACCAGGAAGGGTCAATATCAGACTGAACCCAAAGCTGCTGGTTTAATGTGTCCCATAAAGAGTCCCAATCAACTTGTTCGTTCTCACCCAACTCAACTGTCATTCCCGCCGATGCAGTAATATTAGAAAAATTAGGTAAACCAAACTTAAATTGTTTTTCTACTTTTACTTCTCTAATCTTCATCTTCCCTTTCTACATCTACTGCAGCATCAGCTCTAGCACTTTCCCGTTCGGCAAACTCAATCAATTTCTTATCAGTCCAATCTCTAAAATCGTCTGGATCATAATAGCCTTCCTTAATCCCGTAGTTAATGTAGTCAATGGCATCCTCAAGTTTCATTTCTTTAACTCCAAAATTATCCGGCCACTACCAATTTGCTTTTCTACGTTCTCCCAATTGGCAAGACAGAAATCGAGCTTAACTTTAGTCTCCTTATGGTTAGAAATCTCTTTAAGATAAGCCTGTCTTAATAACCACATAATTCCTAAGACAATCAAAACACCAAAAATAGTCCAATTAGCTAAAATAATCTTTAACGAATTAAATCGGTTCGGATATGGTCGCATGATAAACACTCCCCAATCTTTCTAATAGCTTCAATATCTAAAGGGTCTGTCCTAAAAATCCGGCAAACTGGACATTGAACTTTCTCTATCTGCTCTCTACCAACGACGATTAAATCATCAATTAGTCTTTTATGATTCTTGAAAAAGCTGTTCCTTTGCTTGAATAACATAGACACATTATAGACTATCAATGGAGAATTGTCAAGCAATAGCCAAAACTGTTACAATCATTATATGAAACTCACTATTCCAGAATCTTTTAAAAACAAAATGAAAGGTTGGTTCGCCGAAAAAAAAGAACAATTAAAGGAGTTTATTCCTACTAATACCTGGACTCTTGAAGCCGATAAACCCCCTACTCCTTCACCCCAATTTGCTCAACCTACTCCTACTCCTCAACCAGCTTTTGATTCTACCAACCATACTGAAATAGAAAGGAAAATGAGACAAGGCTTACGGGAATATTCACAAAAAGCTACCGGAGGCAAAGAATTACCAGTAGAACGCTATATCCCTAAATTCATGGAAGCAGTCAAGAAATATGATTTCTTTAAGAAAAACCCGTTCCTTCTACCTCAAATCGCTATTTTAGAAACATCAGGAGGTAAATACATTACTAGACCTAATAACCTTCTTAATTGGGGTATTAACTATCCAGGCAATAACCAACTCTTTGCCCAAATGAATATGGATGAAGTCTTAGACAGAGCGATTAGTGGCATAGGTGAACGCTCTCCATACTATAACGAAATCAGGAAAACTAATGACTTACAGAAATTCGCAGAGACTTATGAACCTAGTAACAAAGATTATTACCGTAGCTTGAAGTCTGGTATGGATTATTTCTCTAATTTGTAGTTACTAGCTACTTTCTAACTCTCTCAAAAAGAAAAGAAAAAAAAGAAAAGAAATCCCCCCCGAGCCGATTACGTTGGTGTTACCCTGCACTTACGGCATAAAAAATCGCACCATTAAGCGATGATGTAGTCTATCGGCTATAGCCGTTATAGACTTCACATCCAATAGTCAGGAACAAATTAAAGTGCGATAGAGCTTATTAGCTCAAGGGGAGAGGCGAAGCACAAAAAAGAAGTGAATCTTATGAGACAGACACACGACGCTTCGCCTTCCTCCCTGAACCAACAAAAAAGCAGTTCGTACACCCTTTTAAGGCAACCAACTGCTCTTTTCTAAACACAAATAATTTATGTTTGGCATAATAAAAAATCCCCTCTTGGATAGGTCTAAGCGTAATAAACTTAGACCAGCCCAAGAAGGGACTGTAGCTGAAGTTTATTACTAAACCTATCCAAAGTCAAGTTAATCCTTTTTTATTTATTTGTCAAGTCCTTCTTCTTTCTCACATAAATCCTGGCCGTCAGGCTGAAAATAGGGTTCCAATTCAGCAAATCCGGCTTGACTAATAACTCTAGCTATTTCTATCGGTAAAGCCCTACGGTTGCCAAACACCCCTCGTTCCAATGTTGTTCCTCCATAGACATTAAATAAGGCTTGCCAGTAGTCTTTAGGTATTTCAGGCAACATGGTTTATAGAGGCGATAATCCCTTTAATCCTTCACCCGTATCTTTCCAATTTTCGTGTAACCATTTGTCAACAAATCTTAATATAAAAGTTCCGACAATCGCCCATTGGACGTCTAATTTAGCTAATTCAACCACGAGCCAAGCTACAAACGCAAACGCAGCCAGCCGTAATGGTTCTTTTAGTGCTTGCTTTAAAGTTTCCCAATTCATTTTTCTCACCTCACTTTCTTTTAAACCATTCTTTAATCTTTTGGACTATCAATTTGATTGCCCAGAGTATTTGATTATGACTAATGCTACCCGATTTCAACTCTGATATGGTTTGATTGAGTTCACCAATCTTTCTACCCATACCGTCAACCTGCTCTTGAAATGCCTTAAGTCTAGCCTCAAAGGCATTGGCAATTTCTAGTGACTTAGTTAGCTTGATAACAAGCTCATTCCTAAGCTCCTCATTTCTTAGCAGTTCATCCTTGAGTCTGCCAACTTGTTCCTCCCTGTTTTTAGCCTCGGTTTCCCAATAAGCAACCTGTTTGGTTAGGTCTGTAGCTCTGGATTTTAACCCTGCTACTACATCTTGCACTCGTTCAAACGGGGTTAGGGTAGGGTCGGTAGTGGGTATTTCTAAATAGATTACAGTCTTGTCGTAACTCTCACTACCTGTCCGAAGTCTCTCAAAGTCTGCTTTAGTGATTTGGATTGTCGTCTGGTCATTTGCCATATTCTCCTTTACAAACTTAATTGGGTCTATCCACTTCTTTAAATCATCTAATGTTTTAGCAATTCCATCTACTCCTGTTGGTTCTACTTTAATCGCCCAATGGAGATGGGCGAAATCAGTTCCAGTTTTACCTAACGTAGCTACCTTTTGTCCTTCTTTAACCCTATCACCAATTTTAAGAGGAATAAAATCACAATGAGCGTAATGGCAGTAAACGCTTCCAAAGGTTCCGTCATGTCTGATGTGGACATGGTTTCCAAAAGTCGGCTTGCCGATATGGCTATGGACTGAAGTAACCTCACCATCAGCGATTGCATAGATGGGTTGGCCTAAGTCGGAGTCGCCACCCGACTTTAGGTTGAGGTCACTCCCGTCATGGTAGCCATAACTGGTTTTTTTGCCGAATGGTTGGGCATCATACCAATTCTCCCATTTGTCAACAGGCCATCTCATCTAATATTCAACTCCTTCTTGATCTCCTTTAGGTCATCTTTTATTTCAGACAAGTCATCTCCAAAACCAATATCATGTTGCTGTAGGATTATTACTTGTTCAGTTAAGTTCTCTATCTTCTCTAATCGTTCATCTAATTGCTGATGTTCTTGAGCTATAACCGCTACTTTGTTATTAAGGGTAGTCCAACCCACAATAAACCCAACTAGGATAATCAGAAAGTTCCAAGCGTTTTGTTTTAAAAAGTCTTGCATATTAGGCCAGCCTTTTTAACCTATCGCTCAAGGCTTTTATAATCAATTCTGCTTCTCCTGGTGCTGATTTGGCTAGTTGTTGCGTTCCTGGTTGGGAAGCAGTTTGTGGGCTACTAGAGCCTGTTAGAGAGGCCATTCCGCCCCTACTCATCGTTCCCTGTTGCATTAAAGGATTAGTCGGTGCTGGTTGGTTGGCTTGGGGAGCACCACCAGGGACTCCAGCAAAGGAAGGTTGCTGACCTACCCGCCTTCTCATGGCTTCTTGTAGTTCCGGCGTAATTTGCATTGGCATATATCTCCTTATAGACAGTTAGTGTCTAGGTATAGTATAATAACAACATTATGTTATGGATAGTTGCAATTATACTGTTTTTAATTGTAGCCTTTTTCGGTTCTGTAGATGATAGTGATTTATTCTAGTTCAAAATCCTCTGGTAATAGAATATCATTTTGAGTAGCTAATGTTTCGAGTATGCCTTCTTCAGTTGTATCTCCCCCTTGTTGCATATATTTCAAAAGCGTTTTTGTTAAAGTAGATAAGGATTCAAGTTTAGTCCTAGCTGTTTCAGGAGTATCACTAATAGTAGGGGTATAGCCTCTTGCAAGCTCAATATCTACATCTGACATTCTGGCTCCCTGGAAACTTTTAACGATAATCTGTCGTAACAAGTTATATTGGGTATTCAGTTCAGTAACATTTTTAGGTACTCCCAAACCTCCTAGTTTTGTAAGTAAAACCCCAGCAGCTCCTCCAGCAAACGGGCCAAGACCAGTTAAATCACCGCTAAGAGCCTTATCAATCGTAATGCCAGCAGTCATAATGTTGGCTTCCCGTTCTTTAACCTCTTTAACTTTCTTTCCTTTTTCTTCTTTTTCGACTTTAATATCATAAAGGGATTTTAATTTAGCGATATTCTTACCACCAGTTTTTTGCAAATCTTCTTCCATCGCTTGCATTAACTTTTCTGGAGTAATACCAGTTTCAGTCTTAGGAACCCAATCGTTTGCTTCCTTGCTCCATCTCCATTGGCCTTCTGGAGAAAGTATTTCTTGTTCTCCAGTTAAAGTTTGTTCGACAGTAGTTTCTCCAAATTTAGTTTCTGGCGTTGGTTTAACTTCTCCTGGTTTAGCATACATAGCCGCAGCACCAAGAGCAGTAGCCCTTTGACCTACTACCGAAGGGGCTTTAGTAACTGCTTTTCCAACTGCTCCTGTTCCTACTTTCATCAATCTTGAGGTAACAGCCGGAGATTTTAAGGCAGACATTACTCCTGCTACACCTAATCCTCCGACTAAACCTAATGGCCCTCCAGCAGCTAATCCTCCAGCAGCTAATAAAGCAGGTATCTCAATTCCTGTAGTACCAGCTTTACCCCTGGCTAGATTAAGAATAGGTCGAAGGGTAAGTATTTCTTCTTGGGTTTTAAGAGCTTCGGCAACATCAGGAAATAAGCCTTTTGCTATTCTTTTGAGAGCATTGGCTTCAACCTTTTGAGCTGAAGAAGCCACAGCTCCTTTTTCTGTTTCTACAATAGACCTGCCAAACGTAGCATTAGCCTCACGGATAGTTTTCATGGCTTGATTCAAAGAAACACCCTTGTTATATTTCTTAATAGCCTGGTCAATAACCTTTTTAAGAGAATTGTATTTAGTAGTATTGCCTAGTCTATCTTTCATTACTTTCAATTCTGATTTAAGTGCAGTAATCACTTCATCTTTTCCTAGCCTAATGTTTCTGCCAGCAGATTTAACTGTATCGCTAATGGCTTTTTCTGCTTCATCCATTTGTGATTTGAAAATACCACCCCTACCTCTTTCTGTTGCTGCACCCAAAACATCATCATAGCTAGCCCCTGTTGGTATCCTGCGTTGAGCAACATCGGTAATATCTATACCATGTTCTTCAATAGCTTCAGCAAACTTTGTTGGGGAAGCCTTTAGATATTGTTCTGTCGCCTTTTTGCCTACAACTGTTTTAAGTGGAGAAACTGCTCCTTTTATTCCCTGGAATAATTTTTCTCCCCCCCTAAAAGCTAGTGCTCCTCCTACTCCAAATGCTCCTGCTCTACCTACGGTTTGTGGCGTAGCCCCAGGTTGTCCTGCTTCAAATAAAGCTCCTGATGTTGCTCCTGGTATGATTGTCTTTGCTGCTAAAGGAGCTAGTTTTCCTAGACCTGGAGCTAGTTTACTTGCTACCGCACCACCTTTACCAAAGGGAACTGCATAGGAAGCCAGACCAGCAGTCGTTTTGAGAGCTTCTTTAAAAGGATGTTTCTGAATCTTCTCTAAACTTTCTTCAGATAAGAAGGGGTTTTGGACTGTCTCTCCCTGTTCCGTCACATACTCTAAATTCTGTCCTAATACCTTTTTGGGTATAGCTCCTCTGGCTGCTAAGACTCTAGCTACTTCAAAGCCAGCCCCTCCAATCTGCCGACCAGCTCTCTCAAAAGGAGTAGCTAATGTCCGTAACAATCCTGGTTTCTGTTGGGGTCTGGTTGCCTGAATCTGTCTGGCTCTCATAACTGCTTCTTCCTGTGGCAAACCAGCCGCTACAGCAGCCTGGACTTTTTTCATTAAATCGTCATCGAGTTGTGTTGGCATATCAAAATCCTTGATAATTAAGGGTTGCTGATGAACCTGCCGTATATGAAGGTAAACCAAATTCAGCCCAGGCATCTTCATTAGAAGCATAGGGAGAAGTACCTGCTGGTACTGTAGTTGGTTTTGCTTCTGTTGGTGTTGTACCTAAATTCAGAGCAATACCATCTCCACTACTTTCTCTTGTCTTATATGCTCTCTCCCAAGCAATACTTTCCCCATAGGCTCCGCCAATTAAGTCAAGTAATTGAGTAGCTGTTTCGTTGCCTGTAATGGTTACTCCCTGGGTAGCTGCCAGTTGTTGTAAACCTCTGGTATATTCCCGTTCCTCTACTGCCAGTTGGTTCATCAACGCCCAATCCTGATCGGCGATAGTATTACCTCGTTGCCAGTTCTCAATGAGTTGGGTTAATTGAGTTTCCCTATCTGCCGTAAAACCTGTTAGTGATCTAGCATTTCTATCTATTAAAGTAGTGTAAACCAATTTAGCTGGTTCCAAAGCCATTTCCTGACCTTGTACTGCCAAACCAACCTTAGTAGCTATCCCTTGTAATTCCTCACCAATCCTGGTGGTAATCCTGCCTAAAGATGTCCCCAATCTAGTCAGGTTCTCTCGTAAGGGTTCCCGTTCCGCTTCTACCAACCGACCCCGTTGAGCTTCGGTCATCAATGATTCCCTAGTCCTACCCGCTACCTGAGTCTCCTTACCATAAATGGCATCTTCCAATGAGCCTATTTCCTGGGATAAAGAACGGGAAGCACCCCGTAATTCTGGTACGCCAGCTTGAGTTTCCAATCTGCTATAAATATCAAGTGGTTGTTCCCTAGCCCGCATTTGTGATACCAGTTCCCGCAAAGCCACATCTTCACCTGCAAATTGTCCTTGAATAAAGCCTTGAGTTGATGGAACTTGAGATAAGTTTAAGGGAGTCATTCTATTAGCAGTACCGCCACCAGATTCCCAAGCAGACCTGGCAGCGTCATATTGACCAGACGCTCTTAGAGCATCAAGTTCTGATTGTCTACCTGATTCTGCATAACTTTGGTCAAATGTTTGAGCCATATTACTCTCTTTCTTTATCGTATTCTTTATGACAAGAAACACAAAGCCTTAACCAATCATTAATGTCTCTTTTGTATTTACCACTTTTATTTGCCCAATGATAAGCTAACCTATCTGTTTTTTTGCACATTTCACAATAGTTTGGTTGTCCTAATCTTTTATAAATCCAATGATGAAGGGCTGCATACTTAACATTATTTCCTTTCCAGCTACCATTATTTTCTCCACGAATTTTTCTGGAAATCTTTTCTCCAGCAGTCATTTTTCTTCCCTTATTCCAAGGAGTAATACCTTTTTTGAAAGAACCACAATTAGTATAACCAGATAAATTCTTATTCCATCCACCACCAAGAGACTTTCCTTTATTGTATGGTATGTATCCTTTAGCGTAAGCCATATTCTCTCATTGTAGCAATTAACCTAGAGTAACTTCAAGCCAATCGCTACCATCCCATATTGATAATACTCCTGTATCAGTAGCAAAGTAACATTTGACTTCACTCGAACCATCAGGTTTACTAGCTGCTACTCCTCTAAAAATTAAGTCTGCTTCCAAATGGCGTTGTTTAACTGCCCGTTTAACTATGTCTCCTTGTTTTATCTGCATAGAGCGTTCAATCAATAACTTCTCAAAGAGTTCTATTATTTCTTGTTTAGTTAAATTATCTTGTGGCATCACACTCTTTGTTCTTCTACTAATGAATCTACTTCAAGAGCAATTGCATAAAATTCTGGTGAAGTAGTATTGCTGGTAGCCAAATCAATAGCTATTTGGATTTCATTAAAGCGTGTTGATTGAGTAGGTACTTGATCCCTGCCTGTTTTTTCTCCAGTAGTTGAAACAACTGAACCAGAAGTCCAATCTGAATTTCTATCAACTTTCCATTTGGTAGTTACAAAATCACCACTGGCAATAGCTTTAAAATATGACCTAAAGTAATGAGCAGTTTTTTCTCCCCATACCTTATTTATATCGGTAATCAAAGATTCATAAGTAGCCGTTAAGAAAGGAGGATTAGTTGGTTTAACTATATCAACTCCATAAGAAGAACCGCTTTTCCAACCTATTAGCAGATTTGAACCAGTTGGATAAACTAAACCAATTGCAATAGTCGTACCTTTTCTAGCAAAATTAGATAGAGGATAATCATAACTTAATACTTCTTCTAATCTATCAGAAAATAAACCACTTCCCCAAGTATAGACTCCATGTTCAATATCAGAACTATCAGTCGAACCAGCAAAGCCTATTCGTACCAGTGATCGCCACATTGTTAAAGCACCAGGATAAACTTCGGCCTTAGTCAATTCAGTCATTTTAGGTATTCGTCTTAATCTAGCCGGACTACCACCAGGATATCGCATTAAATCGCCTGAATAACCAGCTACAAAATACATGGGGTCGCCGGAAAGAATAGCATTTATTCCACCTTGGGAAATGGGTAAATAATAATTGTAAGTATCTGATGTACCATCCCAGAAGAATAAATAGCCATAATCATAATCTTCAATATTCGTTCCTAATACTACTCCCATAACCAGATATTCCCGCCATTTTCCAAGACATCTGATTTTATATCCAGAAGGTAAAGTTAATCGGTGAGGACTATAAGTAGCAGCATCCCATGTAGCCAGATAACGCTCATTTCCAAACACTATTTTCTCAAAGATATGTAGAGCAGGATGCCAGTCATATTCTACTAAGAACTGGTAATAAGTATGGAAATCAACTGTTTCTAAATCACTTGCAGTTGTAGTAGTTACCGTTCCATCATTTACAGTTGATGTTAGATGAAAATGATAACTGGCTCCAATAATGGGTCGCCAGACAGAAGCAAAAACGAACTCATAATCACCAGTATTCAAATTAGCATTAGTAACTGTTTTAGTAGCAATAGTCCTATTCTGGGCATCATGAACTGTTAATGTCCAATCTCCAGTTCCGACAGCAGCAATCAATACTTCTATAGATTTTTGGGGGTCTTTAGCTGGTATAAATGTCTGACGGTGAGTATCTCCTTCATCAATAGCTGTAGGTAATGTATAGGTCTGACCAGATGTATTTAGCTGCTGGTCAATATCCTGTCTGGTTGTAGGTGAGGAAAAAGGTACATCAGTTGTATCATAAGTGGCAGAATTGCGTAGGGTTAAAGTATTACTATTGGATGAATCATCAGCAGTAGAACTATTAACTTTCCAATAAGCCACTAAATTCGCTTCACTACCACCTAATTGAGTTTCTTTATATTGAGCTAGTTCAGCATCAGTCCGAATATCACTCCATAGACGAATATCATCTAGTTTACCATCAAACCAATCAGCATCATCTCCACCACTATCAAAAACAGCTCCAATGGCAAATAAAGCAGTTGAATCATTTATGGCAGTTAAGGTTCCTGTAGATGTACCTAGACTGACTGCATCTTTGAAAAACTCGGCAGTTGAAGCTGAAGCATCAAAAGTAACTGCCCAACGATTCCACTGTCCAGTCACAGGATCAGCCGATAAAGTCTTAGTTAAAAATTCCTCATTTGTTCCGGTACTAGATATACCCAATCGTAATTGATATGAAGTATTAGTTACTAAAGTATTATCCTGAACTACATCTAATGTTGGAGTAGTTGTTCCTGTATAAGAAGTATAATAGTCAAGATGGATTCTACCTACCGACCCATCACCACCCGTTTGTTGACTTTCACTGGAGTTAGTTCCTCCAGTTCCACCATTAGCCACAATTCTAGTTGTACCCAAAGTAGCTGTTTGGGCTTTTAGAAGGATTGAACCTCCAGCACCACCGCCTCCACAAGCAGCTTGAGTAGCTACGTCTGTTCCATCACCACCATTACTAGAAATAGTACCTGCTGAATCAACTACAATATCTGTCCCGATAATAAAAATTGCTCCACCCCCATCACCACCATCATAAAAAGTTCCTCCCTGACCAGCAGCTCTACCACCCGAACCTCCACCTCCACCAAATACCATAGTGGTTAGATCAGCCGAACCAGCACTTGTTCCTGGTGTAGCACTATATCCGCCACCAAGAGTACCATCAGTGGCATGACCACCTCCGGTTCCACCTCTACCTCTAGCATTATCGGCATCATAGTAACCACCACCAGCCCCATTTCCATTAGCACTGGTTGAGTTAGTATCTCCAGCAGCTATATTACCTTCTCCTTGTTTACCATTTACGTTGGTACTTGATTGAGCTGTTCCTCCCCGATAACCTTTTCCCGAAGCAGTAATTGTTCCATTAACAGTCACGGTTCCACTTGCTAAAAAAGTCAAAATACCGCCTACATCTCCATCCCAGGCCTTAGCTGTCCAGGTAATTCCAGCATTAACTGTTACATTCGTATATTCTAATAAGACAATGACTTGGGCCTGACTAGCTCCGCTATCAGTAAAAGTATTGGTAAGAGGAGTAGTTAGAGTAATTGTTCCTGCTGTATAACCAGCAATTTCATTCCGTTCCCAAACTCCAGCGTTAGTTCCCCTAGTCTGATGAATAAGTATTTTCTGTCCAGTAGCAAATGAAACATTTGTAGCAGATAGAGTATAGGCAGCAGCAGTTCCAGAACAAGAAGCATCTATTGGAGCTTGTGTGGTATTAGAAGAAATAGTTAAAGGGGCACTCTATAATAATTTGTTAATTGCATTTACTGAAGCTGAAGTTGTCTTTTCTCCATCTGCATTTAATCGTAGAATACAATTAATTTTAAGAAGAGTCATGGACAAAGAAAGAACTGCAT